AGGAAGACGCGACCAATACCAAGACATGGTTGCGGCAATAACCAACTGGTTGTTCGTCGGCGGTTTCGCTATCACCCACCAGGTGTCATTGTTCGAGGTTCGGCGAATCGCGCCGTTGTGTACCGCAAAGTCGGGATTGCCTTCGGTTTCGGTGGACCAGTTACCGGAGCCATCAGGCAGTGCCTTGCCGTTTAGGTTTCCTTCGCTCTGTTCAAACTCATCCCAGTTGATGAAAGAAGTAGGCGTGATAATGCGCGGTCGATCCTTAGCGATCAGCATCTGCTCGGCGGGAACTGGCCAGATTTTGTCGATGTCGATGGTGGTGCCTGTCGCCCCGCTAGTCCGTCCCGCGATTCGCCACTCCCAGCGCTGGTTCCCGATGACGCCTTTTTCAGGTCGGCAGATTCCAAGATCGATGATCGAATACCCTTGGCTGAACGCGACCACCTGCGCCCTGTTAATGGTCCATCGGGTAGAGCCGAGTGAGCGCCATTCGATCCGCAATTCCTTTTCGCGAGCTTTGAGTTCTTCAGCAGGATCGTACACCCGCGCGAACATCCGGCGCGTACCAATGTGGGTCATGTGCCCTACTCCATCGATTTCCGACCCTAGAATTGCCTGCCAGATAGACAGCAAAGTACCTCGAACTACTTTCCCACCAGACGCCCCTGATCGTTCTTTGATTTCGCCGCTTAGCGGAGTTAGGTCCTCAGCCTCATATGCAAGCGCAGCCGTCGCTGCTTCGGCGTAGTCCCGTGACTCCCAGCCAGCGATGAAGCCTCGCCAGTCGTCTGAGGCGTTCTCGTTGGTAACGATTACCCGTTTCAGGCCAGGGGCGGTGCCCTTGTAATCGTCCACCTTGTAGATCAACTCGCGATCCGTCGTCTCTTCAAATGAGGCGGTTTCGATCTCTTCCACGCCGTAGAAGTACGGGCCTATGGTCAACACCAAAGTGATCTCAGGAGCGATCTGGTTGTGCGCCATCAACCATCCGTGTACGCCTCCAAGCACAGCCGTGTGAACAATAGCGGCTACGGGAGTTTGGAAGTTGCCGCCGCTGTCCGGGTCCCTACGAACCCAACCGCCGCGCTCCTGTAGCTTGCCGACCTTCATCTGGAGGTTCTGTAGAGTCTCGGCAAGCGACTGCGCGCCGTCCTCTTCTGCCTTGAGTTTCAGCGTGACGGTCCGGTTCGGCGGATGCCGGTCGGCGGGTATTTCACCAAGCTTCTGTCGCACCATAAACAGCTCATGCTCAGCGTCGCCCCACTCGGCTTCGCGGACGTGAAGGCCGAGTTTGTCTAGGTCTAACTCGACATCATCAGGGGTGAACTCTTCGGGATCAAGAACGATGGCTTCATCGCTAGGCATCTATGGTCTCCGTCCCTTTCTGATCCCGCCAGGGGTTGGCGTGATAGCTGATCGGCTCTGCTTGCGGTTTACCTTCTTGACTTCAGCCTCAAACTTGCCGTCCTCGGTCTCGATCTCAGCGGTGCCGTTCTCGACATCGACGGTGAGCTCCTTGATTACAAGCATTGTAGGCCCACCGCCGCCTAAGGCAGCGGTAGCCTCATGCTTGGGGATTACACGGCTTCCCTGTGGCGCTACAACGATCTCTCGCCCCTTCTCGCCCACTTCCGCAGCCATCACCCCGCCCTTGGCGAACGAACCAGCATACGCCACGGCATCGGGAACAGCCACCTGGCCTACTCCTGGGAAGTTTGAGAGTACACCAAACTGATACTTTAGAGCTAGGTTTTCTTTCTTAAGGTTGAGATTGAGTTCACGTTCAAGGTTGAGAAGTTCATCTACGGTGCTTTCGTCTTTTGGAGAAAGGTTCTTAGCGCGTTCTGATTCTTCGCGAATTTCTCGCAGACGATTTTGCACCGTAAATACTTCGCCGCCTAGCGTGCCAATCTGAGGCGGATTTGGCACCGCATCTATTGGGCCTCCTGCTCCTTGAATTTGCTGGAGGCCGTAGAAGCTAGCCCCTTGTACTTCGCCTCCATCCCCAAACAAGCTCCCCATGGTTTCATGTAGCCCCTTGCGCTTGCCTTCCAGGCCGGGCAGGATCTTGCCGGTGAGCGTCCCCTCTACTCGGCGGCGGCTAGATTGCGCTCTATCTATGCCGCGCACTTTTCTCTTCATCTTCTTGATTTCGTCGTTAGCGCCCTTACCTGAGTGGTCAAGCTCACGCTTCTTGGCTTCCTTCGCGATCTCAAGATTGTCGATATTTTTGTTGGCTGCGTTCCTAGCGGCTTTGTTGTGCTTGTTCGCGGGCGGGACGTTACGGCGAGCCTCTGCGATCTGCCGCTCTATCTGCTTGACTTCTGCCTCAAGCTTATGCTCACTCTTCTTCCTAGCGCGCTCCGTCTCTTTGATTTTCCGTTCTATTCGCAGCTTCATGTTCTCGGCCTCGCGAATAGCTTTACGAACTTTCAAGAGACGTTTCTTAGCTTGTCGAAGCAGTTTGACGACACGGGGTATCTGGCGGCTCTGGAGAACACCATGGGCTGCGATTACATCACGGCGCAGACCCATGAGAGCACCTAGCTGTTCATTCAACCAAGCGCCCTCGTTGCGACCCTTGAACTCTCCTTGGAAGATATTCCCCTCTTCATCCTGGGTCGTCAGGCTTGAAGCGTTGCTAGCGTACTCCGCATATTTTTCGGCATCCTTGGTTAGGCCGGAAAGACGGTTGACTCTCCCCCTGCCTAAGCCTATGCCGGCAATCCTTCTGCCTACTCGCTTCAGCTGGGCTTGGTATTTCGGCAGCTTCTTCCCTTGCGACATCCCCTTGAGGGCATTCTGGATGCTTTTCGATATGGAGCCTTTGCCTTTGGCTCCACCTTTTGCCATATGGGCTATGCCTCCTTCTTGGAGGCCGAACTGCGACATCGTCTCAATCGCTGGCTGCTTCTGCGCCAAGTAGTTCGAGCCGCTAGAGAAGGCAGATTTCTGCACAGCCTGCGCAATCTCGTGGGCGGGCATGTTCGTGGATCTCGCGAGCGGGATCGCAGCCGTCCCCGTCCAGCGCGGCTTGCCGGTGAGGAACCCGCTGATCTCTTCGGCGGCGGAACCGATAGGCGCTCCGCCTGCGCCTAGAGCTTGGAGGACATTGCCAGGAGCGGAAGCGCCCATCGAAGACTCGGCCCATAGAGCCTCGAACAGCGCCAGGGTAGAGCGTTTGGGGCTGCCGGTTGCCTTCGCTATTTGCGCGGCCTGCGATGCGATAGAACCCTCGATGCCTTGGAGGTTGAGATCAGGTCCGCCTCCCATGCCTCCCATCTTTTTGAGTTGGCTATTCGCCATACGCACAGCCGCGTCGAGCGTTGCCTGACCCACATCCTTAAGAGCGCCATCCGGTCCGGTCATTTCGAGTTTCTTGATAAGCGAACCCAGCACACCTTGAACGTCGGGGTGCATGCCCCACTCGATATGAGCGTGGTTGCCCCAGCCATGGTTTGGATATGCTTCGCCGATACCGTGAGACCCGTACAAAATCTGATCGACCTTGCCTTGGATCGACTGTAGGCCGCGCTCGAACAAGGGAGTGCCAGACGCCCAGCCAGCCGCAGGCCCGGTGTCGGTCGCCGTACCCGTCACGTTGTGGCCTGGCGACATGTGCCCTCCACCGGGGTCATAGCCGTAATTGATTGCAGCGTTGTACTTGGTAGACCATTTCCCGACGATGTCAGCGATAGCTCGGTTCACCACACCTGTCCCAGGTCCAGCAGGGTCGATCATCGCGCCGCCTACCTGGAACCCAGCGCGTTCACGGTGTGGGAATCTAGGCGTTTCATGATTCAGCACTTCCAAGGCTCCTAGCTTCGCCCTATCACGTGAAGCCCGCATGTTCAAAACATGGACGATCTCGCCAGGCTCAACCATGGCGTTGAGAGGCACCTTGTCGCCGGTCCCTGAACCGGGCACCACCATACCGCCCGTCTGTTTACGAGGGCCTTTGCCTTTCTGGTTGATGCCAAAGGCAATATTTTTGATACCAAGTTGTCCTGCGAACGTCCCTAGTTTGTCAGAGACTACACCAACGCCTTTGACGCTAGTTTTGCGCCATGATTTCAGGTCCTCTTTGGCGCGGCCAAGCTGCGTACTCGATTCACTTCGGAACGGACCTAACGCGCCCTTCACTTTTTCAAAGCCGCGTTTTACATCTTTGGTAGAGCCTTTGCCCGATTCGCCAAATTTTTTCATGGTCGCCGACAGCGGAGTGATGCCCGGAGTCAAGCGCCTCATGAATCGCTCAGTCGATTTGACTTGTTCCTTAGTCCGAGTCCAAAGCGGGATGGTCTCGCGCAGGTGGTCGGCGTATTTCGGCCCGAACTTGTTTGCGATTTCTCGCATCGTCTTAGCGAGTTGGCGTTCCCATTCGGTCCGCGACTGGACCGCAGAGCGCGCCTTCTGCCGCTTGCGCCGCAAGCGCTCTTCATCCTCAGTTAGGGTCTTGAGACTGGCGCCCTCTCTGGTGTGGGATTCAAGCGTCTGTCGGGCTTTCTTAAGCTGGCGTTTGGTAGCCTCCACGCCTTGCTGTTTCGCCCTGATCATCCCAACCTCTGACTCACGCAGCTTGCCAAGATACTGTTTGCCCCTGTTTCTGGCTCCGCCAAGCAAACGTTCTTGACTCCATTGCCTACGGGTCAGTCGGATCTCTTTACTTTTGAGCCGAGCCAGTTGTTCTTCGGCTCGGCTAACAGATGGCGCTCCGGCTTTGTCGCTCTTGCGAAGATTGGAAAGCCTAGATTCAGCCTTTTCAATAGCGCTACTGACGCCCTCTTGGTGACGGCCTATTTTAGACAACTGTTTTTGTGCCCCTGCCGCCGTCTTGAATGCCGTCTTCGCTCCCGACATCGACACCTTAACTTTGTCGGCACTCTGCTTGACGCTCTGCTCCCAATGTTTTGCCTCGGTACTACCACCGCCAAAGAGATCACCTACAGCCCCGCCGACGAATGAGCCGAGCGCCGATCCGAGCGCCGCTGCTGCCGGGCTTTTGCCTAGCAGCGCCCCTGCGATGCCGCCGACTAGTGCCCCGCCCGCCTTGAAGCCGGCACCCTCCATATCACCTTGAACAGCCGAGCTAACGATGTTGCCGATACCCGCAGCTGCGAGGGCGAACGGAAGCGCGCGGGCTAGACCTCCTGCGATCCGCGCTGCTCCAGTTTTGCCAGCTACTCCGCCTGCCACCGTGGTTGGTGCGACAGGGGCAGCAGTAGGCAGGGCTACTCCGCCAACAGCAGCGGCACGCTGGGCGGCAGCAACAGAGGAAAGGGAAACCGCGAGCCGGGCATTCGCGGCAGCGGCGGCATTCGTCGTGGCGGTGTTGGCGGCTTGCGCGGTCGTAAGCCAGATCACGCCTTTGGCGACAGCAGCGTAGCCGGACACCAGCTTGCCCGCGAGCGATAGCAGGATCCCGAAGATAACGATCACAGCGGCAACCTTGAGGAGGGTCTCTTGCACCCCATCAGGCAGGGCTGCGAATACCCCGACAACGTCACCCATAACTCCTAGTACATCCGCGATCACGGGTAGCAGGTTCTGCCCCATGGTGATTCCCAGGTCGCGAATTTCAGCCATGGCTAGTTTGACTTGAGATGCCGTAGTCCCGTAGCGCTTATTCGCCTCTTTGGTTAGCGCGTTGTTGTTCTTCCACTCGGCATTGGCGACGTTCTGCGCTTGAGTGAATTGTTTGGTGTTCCCTGCGATACGTAGGATGGTGTCGCCGACACGTCTCTCGCCTAGCTCTACCTTTTTCAGGGTCGAGATGATCGGCTTACCTTCCTTGTTCAGTTTGCCGACGCCACGGGAGAACAAGGCGATAGTCTCAGGAACACTCTTTTTGAAGCTCGCCTCGAACTCAGAGGTAGACACACCGCTGATCTTGGCAAACGATTGAAGCTCATCTCCGCCCTTGGCGGTGGCCTCCTGCATCTGGAGCATGACTCTAGACACAGCCGAGCCGCCCATCTCGGCGCGGATGCCGACATTTGCGAGGGCTGCGGACAGACCCAGGACTTCATGCTCGGCGAGTCCGAGCGTCGCGCCCGCGCCCGCGATCCGCAGGGACATCATCGCGATCTCTTGCTCGGTGCTAGCCCCTTTGTTGCCGAGATCAACGAACGTAGATGCTAAGTTTCGGAACGCCTTAGCCGGGGTTTTCATAATGTTCGACAGGCGGGCTAGCGACGTAGCCGCTTCTTCGCTCGACAGGTCCGTGGTGGTGCCAAGTTCGGCAGCCGTTTTGATAAAGCCGAGCAGGTCTTTCCGCTTGACTCCAAGAGCGCCAGCCTCGCCGCCGAGTCTATTCAACTCATTGACGGATATAGGTATCTCTTTTGCGAGACCTCTGACGCCGGTTTCTAATCGTTTGTACTGCCGCTCAGTCGCGTCAACCGTCTTGCGGATGTCGGCGAATGAGTCCTCAAAGTCGATAGCGGCCTTAGCGCTCAACGCCCCGATAGCCGCGAGCGGTAGGCCAACATTCCTATTGATCGACCGTCCCGCGCTCGACATCGCGGAACCAGCTGCGGCTGCGCGTGAGGCGGACTTCTGCATGCCAGAGCCGAACGCAGTCCCAGCCGCCTCTGCTTTGACTAGGCTCTTGTGAACCGTGCCAAGCTGAGCGTTGGTCGGCGCGATCCCTCGCGCTTTCACAACTACGGCTAGGACTGCTGCTGGCTCCATCTAATCCTCAAACGTTCTCGCGTCTGAGCCGGGCTTGCGCCGGGCTGCCTTCTCGGCCTCTTCCGCGCGGACTTCAAACAGCACTCGCCACAGTTCCAACTCTCTGTCGCTGATGCTGGTCATTAGCTCCGCATGGGTTCGGCCTAGAGAGTCGGCTAGCTCGAACTCAAGCCTCAGACTGCTGTTGGTCTCCTGGAAATTCTTCGCGCGCTTTGCGCAACTTCTCCTTGTCAATCTTGCTGATCTCGTCCAGAGCGTCGATCACCCTGGCAAAGCCAGGACCTGAGCTGAGGTGGAGTTGGCGAACGTTCTCCTCAGAGAACTTCGGTCCCTCCACGCCCAGCTGGAACTGCATGATCTCCATCTCCGCCCAGGCGACCGTGGTCTCCTCTCCCTTGAATCCGATGCCACGCTGCTTGACGGCGGCGGACTCGGCGGCGGTGGCTGACTTGATCTTGATGGAATAGCCCCACTCGGGAACGTCGAGCACCTTGTGCACGATGTCCTTTGGAGCCGCCTCCAGGATCTGCTCGACTGAGCCAGCGGGCAACTCGCCCTTCTGGACAGCCTTCGCCGTCTCACCGGGGGTTGGCATACTCGGCGTATCTGATGGTGCACCCATGACTTCTCCTTTGTTGTAGTTAGCTCAACCTTGCGGCTGGCTATTCGATTGCTTCTTCCAGTTCTTCTTCCGCTTCTTCGACTTCCAACGCGGACGTGCAGCGGATCACGCCCAAGTCGGTGATGTTTTTGATCGTCGGCTCGGTGGTGCTGGCCTCCCCAACAGAACCCGACAGCGGGTTGTAGTTGAAGAGCTTGCCCGCCATGACGTACACGGGGTTCGTTGCCGACACTTCCCCCTGGCGGGCCTGAACTGAGGTGATGAACTTTTTGGATTCGTTCTTGAGCGGCCACAGAGTGGCGTCCACCATCGAGGCCGAAAAGTCCTGGAACACGTTGAAGCCCATGGAGGCGTCACGCATTCCCATCTCGGTCTCTTTGAAGTCGCTCCCGAACGCCGTTACGTCAACCTCATCGTCGGGCAGGTCGATGGTGACCTGGCTGATCCTGTTGGTCAGGTCCGTTCCGTCGATGGTGATGACAGGCTTCTTGAGTACCTCTTTGGCCATGTCCTATCTCCTTCCGCCGCCCCGCGAAGCGGCTTCTTCCTCGGCCTTCTTCGCAGCGGTCTCTTCCTCGGCCTTCTTGTCGGCTGCCGCCTTCTCCTCGGCTGCCTTCTTCTCTTCCTCGGCTACCTTCTTCTCCTCGGAAGCGGCCTGGCTGTCTTCCAGCACTTCAACCTTGGACGCCTCATCGGCGGGATCGACGGGCTTTGGCTCGCCTATCACTTCGACGGCACCGCGCTGGACCATGCGGTGCAACTGCTCGCCCAAAACCTTGACGTCGGCGGTCTTACGCGCCGGAACGCCAAGCTGGCTTCGGTTGGTCTTGTTCTTGACCCTGGCCTTTACTCTGGCCATGTTCTTACCTCCTTCATTCTTCTTCTGAGTCGAGCTTGTACTCAGCACCGACATGGTTAACACGCTCACCATCCAAGATCTCGTCATAGTCAACATCGTTGATATGGCGTAAGTCCTGGTGGTCCTTTCCTTCTATGTTCAGGGTTGCGCCGTTCAGCAGAGCCTTACAGCGCGCGTCGATGTCCTCCGCCTCATCGCGGTCGTCAGCGACACCCTTGACCAGCCAGACGTCTTTGTCCATCGACGGCCCATCAAAGGCCCACGTTGGAACGCCTGACGACTTATGGAAGATGACATAAGGCCGAGCGGTTTTGCTCGGAACCTTTCGATGAAATACCCCGCTGGTCGCCAGGGCTTTCAGCTGTGCGTCTTCCTTCAAGATTTCTGAGAGAGCTTTACGGACAGGGTTCATAGGTAAGCCTTCTTCACATCGCGCTCAAATTCCTCGCGGCTCTCCTCGACCGCCGGACGGATCATCGGCTGCGCCGCCATATGAACAGTCCCGTACTCGTTGTAGATCGTGTAGCTAACAAGGTTGAAGACCATGCCGTCGAACGGGCCAAGCTTCTCACTCTGCCATCCGCCCCGCATGTTGCCGGTGTCATACCGGCTCTTAGCCTTAGCTCGGCGCTCAATATTTGCTTCAGCGCGGCGGACAGCAAGGCTTACCCTGGTGCTCGAACTTGCGATGATGCTAGGTATCCTGCTAGTCAGCATCATCATCACCAAACGTCTGCATTGATTCCGGGTCATCTTCGCGCGGAGGGCGTTCGCTCGGCGCTAGGCCCGATGGGTGGCCTCCAGATCGCACCCCCGCGCGACTAAGCACAGCCGCTGCGTCGGGGGCCACCGGGGCATGCTCGCTAGCGTGCTGGTAGGCGGCTAGAGCCTGGGCGGTAGTCTGCTCCGCTAGAGCGGATGCGGCCCGTTCGATGTCGTCAGGCTCCACGTCCAGTGCGACTAGATGGATCCATACGCTGCGGCGCTCATCGAGCGGGACCGTTACCTCTGCCTCAAGTCTCATTACGGCGTCAACTCCCTAGCCTGGTATTGGACTGAAGCCTGCTCTGAGTTGAAGCCCTCGGACAGGAGAATGTACATCCGCCCGTGCATTTCGATCCGGTCGGCTACGTTCACGGTTGCTTCGGGATCAAGCGTGATGACATGGGTGGTAGCCTCCAGCACCGACTCAGCGAAGATGCGGCTGCGGCCTGATAGCGATCCGATAGCGTCAACGCGGCCGTCGATGGGTTCGCCCGACGCTACCCATTTCGCGTTGAACTCGCCGCCGCCATCATCGACGGGTTCATTCACGAACCGTTGCGCGGCTTTGTCGATCAGCGCGATGTTGCGAGCCTGCTGCTTCGCTTGCTCGGGAAAGACTTCCTGTCCCGGCCCGCTGATACCTGACTGTACAAGTTTTCGCGGCGTCACTCGGGCATCCAAGTCTCGGCCATGGAGGCGATTTCAGGCTCGATGTCATCATCGGCTTTCTCCTCTAGGCTCTCAGCGAGAGCGCGAAGCTCTTTCGCCACAGCCGGTCCGTCCGTCGACAGTTCAAGGAACTTGATGCGCTTCGATACCTGCACCTCATTACCGGCTATCGCGCGAAGCGCCTCAGCGGCGGATAGCCTGATGTTGTTTTCGTTCAGCGCCAGGAAGGCCGCGATCTCATCATCCTCGAACAAGAAGGACGCGCCATCCGCGCCGCCGATGTCGGAGATCAGCAGGCGGACCTTTCCCTGGTCGGTTTCAATTTTGTATTCGGCCATCTTACCCTCCTAGCGACACGCGGGCAGCGACCAGGCGGGCGGGTGCCCTCCCGCCCAGCCGCTGCTTGTATCCGCGCCTCTGAGTCATGGACTCAGACCTATTCGCCCGTTCCGTTCGAGGCGACGGTGGATTTCTCCCCGCCGGTCCCGGTCAGCCGGGTGCCGCCGAGCACGTGGCGTGCGCGCCAGGCTCGCGAGTCGTCCTCGAAGGACTCCATCGCGTCGCCACCGCCGCCGCCAACTCGGCGAGCGTTCGGCAGCCGTTCGTACAGGGCTGGCTCCTCGTTGCCGCGCAGGAAGCCCATCTCCAGCGCAGGGCGGCCATCGGTGGGAGCGCCGAACAGCGCCCACATCGAATTGCCGCCTTTGGTCGTGGCGATGTGGGGAATCCACGGCTCGACCTGGAGTCGCAGACCGTTTTTCATCCAGTTGGCGACGATCAGCTGCTGGTTTTCGTTCGCCCCGTTGGTTTCGAGACGCAGCTCAGTCGCGTTCAGGATGTTTTCGGCCACGACCCTGAGCGCAGGCGGGACCACCAGGGTCACCACGTCCACCAGGATCGGTTCCCCACCAAAGTCCACCGCGCCGCTCAGCAGCGTCATCGCCGTCTGAAGCGCTTCGATAGAAAGTGGAGGCTGTTTGCCTTCACCGTCTTTGATGATGTTGCTGTTGCCCGCTTTGTATAGGCTCGCGTGAGGACCGTTTTTGTCCACGAACAGAGACGTGGCGAAGTGGGCCTCGGTGCGCCGGGCAGCGCGTGCGAGCCTGTTGGGCGTGTCCAGGAAGTTGTCGAAGTCGTCATTGATCATTGCCTCCCAGCTCAGATCAAGACGGCCACCGAACTTGCGGACGGAGAATTCATCCTTCCGCTCCTGAAGCGCGCGCTTTTTGTACTCCTCCAACTCATCGACCTCGCCGAGCCTTGACTCAGCACCGTCCATCGCAAAGCGCTTGACGTTGCGGAAGTCAGGGACCACCGAGCGGCGGGCGTAAGCCTGCCAGGTCGGCTCGGTCTCTTTGTAGGAGCCGAGCATCTGACGATCCAGAATGTCGGCGAACAGGAGCGGGAAGTCGCTGCGCGTCATAGCCTCCTGAAGACGGCCAAACGGCTGACGTCCCGACCTGATGTCGGAGATGAATTTGGCAGCCTCGATCAGCTGCCGTCGATGTTTACTCGCTTCGGCAGCAGAGCGCTCGACAGCGCGCATGCGCTGTCCCTCGCCGCCGAACATGTTGGAGAAGTCCGCATCGTCTGAGCGGAACGTCTCCAATAGCTCAAGCATATCCATGCTCAATTTGCCTTTCGTTCGGTGACGACGCCCTACGGGGTCGCCAGCTTTACCTCGATGGTTGCTTCTTCGCCTTCCGCGACTGCTTCCAGCGCGTAGCCGAAGAGCGTTCCTTCTTCTTCGGTTTTGGTGATGTTGCCTTCGGCGTCGATGAAGAGAGCGTCGCCGATGGCAATCGCGTCTTCAGCTTCGCCGTCCGTTGCGGCAACCGCCAGGTTGAATGAGCCGACCGTCTTGACAGTCGCCTCGCCTTCGGTGTCCGCACCACGGTCGATCATGGCGACGCCGATGATGGATCCAACCACCACCGGGTCGCCCGCCGTGGTACCTTCCGGCACGGGCAGGCTGATCTGCTCTGCTCTGTCTCTTACCTCGTTGAGCATCGCTTATCGCCCTCTCGCTGCGAGCTTGGCCAGGCCCTCGGTCATCCCGATGCCCTCGAACGCCTCGACCAGCGCGCTCTCTTCGGCCTCGCCATTCCCGTTGCCGGACCCGCCCGGAAGCTGGCTGTCGTGCCTGGACTCGCCGATGCCGCGCACCCTTCCGGTGTCGCCATCGGTCGCCCCCAGGTACTCCAACTCCTCGCGAGCTTTCGCCCTGGCGCGCTCCTCCAGAGTCGAGCGGTCGAGCCGCCCGTCCTCCAGCGTCGGCACGCCGCCGGACAGCGCCTCGCGAACCGCACGGGCGATGCCTTTCGGGCTGAGACCCTCTGGCGAGCCGATTGCCTCGGCAGCGACCAGGCTGGCCTCGTTGTTCAGGTTACGCTCCTCGGCCCGCTCTGCGCGGGTTTTGAGGGTGCCGTTCTCCTCTTTGAGATCGGCGTTGTCGCGCTCTAGCTGGCGGACCCGTTCCTCGGACTCCGACAGCCGTTTGCGCTCCTCCTCGGTCATGCTGTCTCCTTTGTTCTGACGGCCATCAGAGCCGCATTTTTCCTGTATGTACTGTTCTTCTGGTTCATCAAGCTCGGCATAGGGATCACGCTGGTACAGCTGAGGCGCGTCCTCGCCGAGTTGTGAACTGAAGGCATCGAGCGCTGCGCCTATCGCGCTGCTCAAAGAAATTCTCTCGTCCCGCGTCAGGTGCCCTTCGGCAAACAAGCCGTCGGCGCGCTCGGTGAAGCGTTGATGAATCCACGCCTCGAACCAGTTCCCCGCGTTCCTGGCCTCGCCCAAAGCCACAGCCGCTCCCTCTTGGGCTGGGACGAAACTGATGTTGCGGTCTACTTTCTCGGGGTCACCATCCAACGTGACGTCATCGCCGTCCAGGCTGAACCCCTGTTTGTAGTAGTAGTCCGCCGAGTCTTTGGGATCGATCCAGAAGACCGCGTAGCCCGCGTCCTGGTCATAGTCCTCGCAGTAGACGTAGGTGTTGGAGTCGGCCCAAGCTTCCTCCCCGGCGTCACAGAGAGCGCGGCGAATGTCGGATGCGAGCGTCTCTTCAACTTTGGCTTGGCGCGGATCGGATCGGGCAGTCTCGATCAGCGGGACAACGCGCTCCCGTAGCGACTCGACCATCGAGCCAACCGCTCCGCCCGCGCCAGCTTGCGTTACATAGTCGATACTCAAACCCTCGGTAAGGGTCTGGATGATTGGGCCTTGTTTGCCGCCCGCTGCTCCCTCTTCGGCAACGCCAAACGCTCGGATCGACGTACCGATGGCTTTGACGAACTCCTCGTCTTCGAACAGCGGCAGCCAATGCTCGAATATCCGAGCGACGGCCACCGATGCGATACCCGCCATACGAGGGCTGGTCTCCAACACCCCCACTAGGTCGCGCAGATCGCGCTCGGGACGCTCGCGTTCCTCGCTCTCGGTCGGGTGGTTGAGGTACATGTGCGTCCCAACAGGGAAGATGCGGGGTATGTCGCGCTCTAGTACCTCCTCAGAGTAGTAGCCAGAGGAACCCCATCCTGCTTCAATGATGACGATCTCTCGTTTGGCCCCTTTGGCGGCAGCCTCACGGAAAGCTCGGCTGTTCGCCTCACGGATGTTCGCCCTCTCGGCTACTACGGTCATGGTCGCCTCCCTAAGCGATCTTTACTGCCGCCAGCGTGACGCCGGTGACGGCACTGAATTTGACGGCGATCTGCTTGTCTGCGTTGTTGTAGACGCCAGGATCGAACGGGCCGATGATCCGCTCCTCTTCGGCTGGGACTTCGACTACGCGATCAGCGATAGCGAGTCCGCCCGCCGCTTCATTCGGCGTCACAACGGTTACTTCGGTAGCGCTTTCGCCCGTGTTGTTGATCCGAAGAACCGTCTTGCCGTCGTTCTTCAGCAGATAGGTATCTTCGGTTTTCAGTTCGCCTTTGTCGGTGGGTTTCACCCCGGCAGGCGAGCCGCGCTGTACGTCCACGGCTACGTCGGCCATCGCTACCGCGAGGCCAAGCGCCAACCCGATCTTGAGTAGTCGCTTCATCACTCCTCCTTAAGTCACCGGCCCGAAAGCCAGAACACATTGTGGGTGGGTTGAGTCGGCCTCTGCTTCGGCATCGTCAAAGCTGAAAACTTGTCCGTTGCGAGCCGCACATTCTCCATCATGGTCGCCGTCGAATGCGACCAGTTCTTTGACGACAGGTGATTGCCGGTAAGTTTCGATAGACGCGATCCGCTGACCATGTAGAGCCTCGGTCCTAGCGATCATCGTCGCCCTGTAGCTCGACCCGGCGTTGACGTAGCGGCCTCTCGGCACCATGTCGCGGATCAGCCGCCCAGTCTGTCGCGGCCCTAGCCCCTGCTCTCGGCTCAGGTCGATTACTTTGAATAGGCTTTCTTTCGTGTCGCGACCGATGTCAAGCAAGCCCATCCGTTTGCCGCCCGTATTCAACATCTGCTTTTCGAGCGCGTCACGGGCGGTCGGGCGGATGTCATGTCGTCCCAGGACCAAGAAGGTTGAGTCAAGGATGCGCTTGTAGTGGTATTCAAAGACAGGAAGCAACCGGGTCCGTACCCAGGTCTCCAACTTCGCAGCGGCCAGTATCGCCGCGACCCTGGCGCGTTCGCGACGCGACGCCTCCTCGACTACCAGCCCGCCCTCAGCGCTCGCGGCTGCGCTTACCAGCTGACCAAGCAACTCGAACTCGCGGCGTAGGTCGGACGCCATCAGACCTTCTACGGGCGGCAGGCTGACCCGGAGATCGTTCACCACTCTAGCGCCCGGTCGGATTGCCTCGGCAAGCTCCACCAGAACAGGCACAGCCGCACGGCGAGTGCGCGGGCCGGACCGCTCCAGCAACTCGGCGAAGCCCATCATGGCGGGCGAGCTACGCAGGGACGCCGTTGCCATGGCTCGCCTCCTTGATAGCCTCGACCAAACCCTCGATGGCGTCGTTGACGTCTTCCATCTCCTGCTCGGGTAGTTCGTTCAGCAGCGACTCAACGTCGTCAGCGCCGAGCGTCTCAAGCAAGGTCTTGGCGATGTAGTCGCGAGGCAGCAGCCCGGCATCCGTCTTGCCGTTGAGCGTCGCGGCGGCGATGATGCTCTCAATAGTGTCTTTCTGGTCATGCTCTAGGATCGGCGGGAACGTCACGTTGACGATGGGGTCGAAACTAGGCTCGATGAGCATCAGGCCGGTGCGCGGGTCTTCTACCTCGCGGCCCGGTAGCTGGAAGGCTCGCACCTTGGCGTCAACGTTGTAGCGGAAGATGGCCTGGTGCATCGACGCTTCCAGCTGCTGTTCGCTAAGCATCATCAACTCGGTGGGACGGTCGAGCGTCTTCGAGGTCGCGAAGTTGCCGACATCAACGTCGCCGCTGAGTATCGTGTCCGGCAAGCCCATCGCGGCGGCGACCATCATCCGGCTCGGCCTCGCGTCTTCGCTACTAAGGGTCGCGCCGGTCTTCGGGATCGGCGTGATGTCGTCGCCCTCTTTGCCGACGAACATGTCACCGATCCGTTTGGGGCGAGGTAGCGGCTCGTCTTCGCCCTCGGTGGCCGTGCCCTTGCCTTGTTCTTCAGCCTTTTTGCGAAGCCCTTTCACCTTCCGACCCTTGGTAGTCGCCTTCCAAGCGAAGCGAGACAGGCTTTTGACGATGGTATGCCAGTCCTCCAGGAAGCCTTTGTAGGCCCGCGCCCACTCCAGTGCCGCGTAGGTCTCTGGTACGCCGAACTTCATAGCCTTGAAGCCGCCCGTCTTGCGGTGCAGTATCGGCGCGTCCCAGTTCACCTTCATGTCGCCGAACGTCGCCGGTTTGCGGCGGGGGTGGTAGCGCCAGTCCGGGTACAACTCCTCCTTGGTCTCCTGCTTGGCCGTTCCGGTGAAAGGGTCCATGACTTCTTCGGTCCATTGACGCCGGTAGAAGGTGACGATTCGACCGTCGCCCTCGCGGCTCAGGATTTCGGTGATCTGCTCGGTGGGTATCGAGCGCACCGACACGTCGCCCCAATTGTTGGTAAAGAGGGCGAGGAAGATGTTCCCGTCCACCTGCCGGTCTACGGAAGTTAGCAGCCTAGCCTGGTGGCTGTAGATCTCGTCATCGTTCGCGGCGTCCTCGGTAAGCGAGTCAACGATCTCATCCTGGACGCGATCCTCGTTGGCTTTGAACGTGACGCCCTGCGACCATATGTAGTAGGTCTTGACATCGACGGCTCGTTGTAGCAGAGGGTGGAGCAGGTACATGGCGCGGCTGATCCGGATCATGTCCGACAGGCCACCCCGCGTGAATTCTTGTTCAATCGTCGCGGTCGTCCTGCGCCAACCCTCATCTTCCATAGCCAGTTCGAGGCGGCGCAGATTCTCATGGATGACCGAGTTGTTCACCTTCTCGGACTTTATGGCCTCTTCCAACTTCGGAACGCTAGCCCCGCCTAGAGTCTCGACTATTCGGTCTGTGATACCCATGGCTACTTCGGGTCCAGCCTCTCTACCATTGCGCTCGGGCACTTGCGCCTAGCCTGCTCGCAAAGCTTGTCCGCGTAGCTCTCGGACAGCACAGCCCTGTGTAGGACGGAACCGTCACGGGCGTCAACGACTTGGAAGCCAACGGTCTTGAGGACGGTCATCGTTGGCCACCCCTCCTGGGAGCACGGCGAGTCTGTGCTGCCGCTCCGCGCTCCTGCCAAGGCGGGCGCTTCTTGCCGGGCTTGCGCGGCTGCTTGACGGTGCGTAGTTCCTTCTCGCGGCTCATCAGATGTCGGCTCCTATCGTCACGTAGTCCTCGTCATCTTCTATGTACTCCTCGTACTCCTCCAGCTGGCCTTCCCAGAACGCCATGACTACGGCGTCGCCGTCATCGGTCGAGCGCCCTAGACGCTTGATGATGTCGTCCTTGGACTCGACCTGGATACGGCCACCGCTCATAACCCGCCAGTGCGGAGCGGTCAGGTCGCCAGTCAGAAGATCGTCGGGCGGCAGCGCTATCGGCTCGGTCTTGGCGTCGGGGTCGAGCAACTCCCGTAGGCTCCACCAGGCGGCGGAGCGCGTGTTGGTGAAGCCAAGCTCGCCGCTCGCGTCTAGCACTTCGGTTTTCACCGAGCTATTGAACGCCACGGTCGGTATACCCATCTCGACTAGCCGGTCAACTACGCCTGCCCCGATACCGATCACATCGACGGTCGCCCATGCATCGGTGTTGTTGAGTACGCCCTTGATCTCGCCGGTCGTATCCATCGTGCCCTGTCGCGTGTAGCGGCGTAGCTCGCTGATGACCGCGCCTCGCTTCAGCGCTAACACGGTTTTGTCTTTGCCGGACCGAGCGATGTCACAGCCGACGTTATCAAGGGGTCGGATGCCTTTGATCTTCCCCTCATCGGCTAGCTCTAGCCAACGCTGATTCGCCGCTTCGATCCACGCCAGCGGTATGACGGTGTCCTCCTCGCTGGAGGCGAACTTGCCCTCGACACGGTTCTGATAGACCGCTGATTCCTCGCCCCACTGAAGCTTGCGCTGCTTGGCCCATTCACCGGACATCCGCCCCGCCTTGACCACTTCTTCTTTGGTGACGGTTCGCGGATGCCAGTCCTCGGTGCCCGGCTTACGCTTCTGAATCTCATAGAAGCGACCGTTAGGCTCGCCAGGGGTCGAGCTAGCTAGAGCGTATGCCTCAGCTTCCGTGTCCGCGCCTGCCCCGGAGAACGCGCCCTCTGAGGCATCGAAGGTAGCGGGCATGATGGACTTGGACTCGTCATAGATGTAGAAGAGTTGGTCGGCGTGCGCGCCCTCGATCTTCGCTGGGTCGTCAGAGGCGACCGCGAACGCCGAGCCGGTCCGTAGTTTGATCGCCATGTCGAGAAGCTCATCGCCGTCCGTCACAGGCCGTCGCTCTAGTCGGTCCCAGTCGAGCCGCTTGTACCACTTGTGGATCTCAGGCCAGAGGAACTTTTCAAGCTGGCGCCACACCGACGCTGTAGTCGGGATCTTCCAGTCCTCGTTGAGCGCGTCCCGGGTAAGCGCAAACCACCAGATCAGCCATGACGCCAGCGCCGTCTTGCCTAGCCCGTGTGGCCCGCATACCGACACCCGACGTTCCGCCACGATCAGTTCGGCGACCTCAAGCTGATAGACGGTCGGCTCCTTGCCCTTGTCCCAGATGAAGCACTCACGGATGAAGCCCGCCGGGTCGTCATGGTAGAGCGCCGCCCCTACCATCGGCGGGTCGATGATGTCCGCCGCTACGTCTAGCGGGTCACGTAGCGCCGTCGTCATGCCGATACCTTTGAAGCACGGGCCGGGGGAAACGACCGCCGCGAGGTCGTCTCAACCCCGGCCCGTCTGTCCGGATCAGTAGCGCGGCGTCGGGCAGGATACGACGCTCCAGCGCTACAGGCTATTGACCCGGACGTTTTCAAGGTTCCCACGGCTGCTTCCGTTTCGGCTCAGGCGGCTGTGCCTTCCTAGCGTCCTCGGCTCGCTGCGTCTCTACGGACCTGATCTGCTCGATCCGTTCCGCGATGTCATCTCGGCTCAGGCTCGACCGGACATTACTGTCTTCAACGTGGAGCGCGAAGGTGAAGGCTTTGGCCTTGTCAACGTCGCTCCGCTCGAACCACGCAGCTACGGCGTCGGCTATGGCGTCAGCTGGGCTGTCGGTTTCAAAGCTAAGCCGAGCCGAGCGGGCGCGGTCGGACATGATGACGACGTGGATCACGCGGCCTCAGCCTTCCCGCCCTGGATCAGCGACAGATGTTTGCGTACTAGGCCAGGCACCTTCTCGGAATCCTTGTCGGGGATCTTAAGCTCTTCAAGCACGCCCTTAAGCACAGCCGCGATGGCCTCGCCCTGACGTTCCGCTAGCTGGACCCGGCGCTCCTCGATGCCCGCCTTGATGCAGGATCCTGCGATGTCTTCCAGGTGCTTACGCTCTGACTGAAGCATGACCCAGTAAACGTTGGGCTTGTACTCGGGGAAGCCGCCCTGACCGCCGCCGACCGGGCCTACCATGTTGGCGCCCTTGCCTTCATGCTCCAGGAGGTTCACCTTGGTCTCCAGGAACTGAATGACCCCTACCGTCCGTTCAAGCTCTTCAAGGAGAGCGGAGTGCGGATCGGTTTTGACTTTGAAGGTGTAGCGCTTGACCTCCTGCTCAGCCCGTAGACGAAAGACCTCGGCGGTGTATTTTGGTGAGCAGCCTCCGTGGCGGCTACAGCGGCCTACGCCGGGGTGCCAGGTGTTGTGTCCCGCCTTCTGCTTGCAGTAGCCCCGATCAGACGTCTTGCGCCCGTTACACTTGGCGTCCGGCTCTTTGAAGGGGTACCGATGCCGCTTCGCTTTCCCCGCTTTGCCCTTCTGACTAGATATCGCGCCCGCCATCTGGGCGTGGAAGTATAGCCCCTGCCACCCCTAATGCCTACCTACGGCCACATTTCCCCTGGAAATAGCGAAGACCCAGCGCTAGGGCTGGGCCTCCGGTGCCGGGCTTCGACGCCTAGAGCCTAGCGGCTCATGCCGGCTCGCGGGCGGTAGCTGTCCGCAGCGGAGCGCAGCGCGTCTACCTAATCAAAACCCTTTTGACGGTGGTATCGGTATGCTCATTCATCGCTATCTCTTCTGCGCTGTGCATGCTGGGAGCCTTTACGATTACACCGATGCGCTTTCCATCGCGGCGCTCCATTTGCATTGCGTAAGTTTTGTTCATGCGCTGAGCGTGAGTCATATCTTGCTCCTTGCTTGGGGTTGACCTCATACAAAGAGTATACCTGAAGCCCATTCAAAAGTAAAGGCCCGCCATGTAGACGGGCCTCCCCTTCCTGCCTCCTGCTGGCGGTGTGCCTAGCGCTGCCTAGCCTCGCGTAGGCAATTCTGAAGCTTGCCATCCACCGCCGAGTCAGGCCAGATGCCATCGGCGTTGTCTTGAACGTACTCGACCCGACACTCATAAGCCGTAGGCGGCGGGCCGTCCAGCGCCCGCCCGATGCCGATCAGCGCGAAGCCGATGAGCAGCACAGCCACGACAACCAGGCTGCCTACGAACACCTGCCGAGAGACCTCATCAAGAGGCCTCCCGGCAAGCTTGTCGATCCAGTCGCCTTGCATCGGCCTAGAACGGGTCGGTCTTCTTGGCCGCTGACCCGGCCTTCTTGCCCTTGCGCTTGACGACGCGCCGCTTCTTCGCGGCGGGCTTCGCCGCAGCCTTGGCCTTGGCCTTGCTCTTGGCAGCGGGCTTCGCCTTCGCGGCGGGCTTGCGGCCTCGCGGCTTCCCCGACGCCTTGTCGAAGTCACCAGCCTGCTTGATCTTCTGCCGTTTGGTGGCGCAGTCCTCGCAGTAGTGCGAGAGCTTCTCGCGCCCCGGCTTCGCGGCGTTCTTCGACTTGACGGTCTTCTTCTTGTCGAAGTCATTGAACACGACGAACTGCTCCTCCAGCGGTACCTTGGTGTGGCACCACTGGCACTTGCCCTCCTTCGCGGTCTTCTCGCGGCGGCTCAGGCTGTTCTGCCCTGCCGACCCTTTGCCGACGTAGGGGTTTTTCGTCTTAGTTGCCATCATGCACCCTTCCTGTTTGGGGTTGACCTACCAGATGAAGTATAGCTGATTGAACGCAGCAAAGCGAGAGCCGTCACCGGGGAGGCGACGGCTCTACGCGATTCTTGCTCTGGCCAACCCCTTGGCTTGAGCAAGTTGGGGCTTGGGAGGAGAGATCCAAGCATGACTATCATAGCGTAGGCAATGACTGACCGCCGTAACGCTTCGCCGCGACCTCGAACCCAAGCTGGAACGCGGCGCTGACCCGGCCCGACACTTCATCCACGTCGAGCACGCCGCCTCTCTCGACGCAGGCCCTGATGATTTTGACGGCGACGGCTTCGGAATAACCAACCAAGTTCTCCCCATCGATCTCGCGAGCGGTCAACCACTGATCCACCGGGTTGTCACCGTTGCCGTCCCAATCCTCCGATTCACGATTCAGCTGCATAAACATCTCGTGTATCTCGTTGCCCTCCATATCACTCACCCCATGGTTTTACTTTTGGTAGTTTTACTGCTCGGTCAAACTCCGGCAGGTCGTCCTTGCCGTCGTCCCAGACCGTCCTCCATCCACGCTCGGTCTTCGCATCGAGACGCTTGTAGCTTCCAATCCCTCTGTCCCGAGTCGCACCCTGATCGCTGTACCTGATCAGAGGCTCGTAGCTGCTCGGCTCTTCCCCGTATTCTTTCGGATAGCGCTTCATGATGTCGTCGGGGTCTCCGTACAGCGGTGCCACGTGGACCGTGCCGTAGCACATCGTCTTGTAGCCCTGGTGCCGAACCTTGACGCGCTCACCGACTAGCTCCTGAAGCAGGATCTCAGAGCGTTCGTCCTCTAGCTCAGCTTCGCGCTCACGCTGTTCGGCTTCCGCCTGTTCTTCTTCAGCACGCCGAGCTTCCGCCTTCGCGCGCTCCTCGGCGGTCGCCTCATCGAACAGGCCAATCAGCTGCGCCGCGAATTGGCACAGCCGCGCGAGGGCGGCGCATTCATCGCCGTCGATGGATGGCGCATGACGCACGTGCACTCCGGCCTGATCCTCGGGATCATCGATACCGGGCGGCAGGAAACGGACTGCCACATCGCCCGCCGTCAAGGTGTGTTTGGGCGCACCGATGTACCCGCCGCCATGTATGGCGACCGTGATCTCCCCGAACTCGGTGTTGAGCGTAGCCTCCTTCATGATTCCTCGACCGTCATCTCATCCGTCGCGTAACCGCCTGCGTGAACGATGGCGCGCGTGCTGCCGCCTTCCGACTGAAGCACTAGCTCATCGCAGACCTCGATGGACTCCAGGTAGTGGATCAGGTTGCTCAATGCCTCGCCGCTAATTCGGATTTCATCCATGTTAGACCTCCGCAATATCGCCGACATCCGACCCATCATAGGAACGGTCGCCGTTTTCGTTCGCCGTCGCGAGAGCCTCAGCTTCCGCCTCGGCCTTATCAAGGACGCCGGGAACGCGGATTTCAAACCCGCCAGCGTACTCATCAGCGTCGCGGATAAACACATCATACGTAGCCATATTAGACCTCCAGTGGGGTTGACCAGATCAGGGAAGTATAGCTGATTCATTCAGACGCCGCTGAGAAGCTTGTCCACTCTGAGAACGATATGCCGGAAGGCGTCGCGCTCATGAGCACTTCCGACTACCCACAGACCGTAGCTTTTGAGGCGCTCATCGTTGGCAACGTGCTTCGCATCGCTCGCGTTCTGCCAGCTGATCGCTTTCGCCGGTTCGTCATCCAGTACGGTGAGCGCCTCCACCGCTATCGCTCCGCCTTCCGACTCCACCAGGGTGAAGTGCTTACACATCATGCCAGCGAACGCCGCCGCCACCCAGATACTTATCAGGTTGCCAGTCGCCCCTCCTGCTTCACGGCGACGCAGCACAAAGTTCTCTATCGCCAGATGGATGTTCGGCAACGGTATGCCATAGGAAACGTTCGCCGTAAAGATGAAGTGGCGGAAGATGTTGTCTAGCTTCACCGCCTGCCCCAGATAGTCGCCTGTCACCTCAACCGACTTTCGGTTGGTCATCCCTTCGACGGTCTTCCTTCGCGTCTCCTCTAGCTCCATGTAGCCCGCCGCTACTCCGGTGGTGCCGCCGGGGTCGATTGCAAGTATCGCGTGGGTGTTCTTAGTTGAACTCATTCCCAGCCTCCCGAACCCTCCCCGGCTCCGCCTCTCCCCCTACGGGGGAGGAGGGCGTCCGCTCGGCGCTCCCGCAGGCTACGCCGGGGCGGGTGTCGGTAGAGGCTCACGATGCGCCTTCTAACAGCATTTCACTAGCCACCATTTTTGCGATATCAAAGCAGGCTCTGTCGAGCGTCTCCCTGATGGACCGGAGCTTCTTAAGCTCGCCATCGTTGTTTTCAATAGTGAGCCGAACCTCCCAGCGAAGCGACTCCCTGACCTTGTTGGGGTCATGGTTGATCGACAGGTACCACTCGCGGTTCGTCCTGTCCAACACGTCTACCAGCTTGTCATATACAGGTCGGCCATCCCCGTTCTCATCGGCGACCGCTCGCATGCCCCAGCCTTGTGACATCGCCGCGAGTACAATGATGTCGATGGCGGCACTTCTGTTCCACGCCATGTTCTCTTTGATCGCCTTGAGGATGGCATCCGGGTCCTGCCCCGCCGCCCTCCAGAACTCCTCCGGGCCTTGGTGGTGCTCGACGCAAGCTCGCGCCACCTGGGCTACCTCATCGCTGCTCAACTTTTTCATGATCTCTCCTCTGGAGGGCCGCTCGGAATCGTGAACGTCCGATCACCCTCTTGTTGTGTCAGCCGGTGCTCTTCTGGCTCCAGATATTCGATACCCACCCGGAATCGCTTACCACTTTCGAATGCCCGTTCAATTGCTCGCGCTACCTCGCCCTGCGCCACGTTACGCTCCGTGAGCCTTCCGTTCAGCCAGCGCTGTTGTCCATCAATTGGCGTGTTCAACCGAGTTCCTCCCGGCGACGCGCGGCCCACTGGCGTAGCTCTTCCTTGCTCTGCTGCTGTGCCTCGATTAGACCTTTAACATTCGGCGGCTTCCATCCCTCTGGCTTCAACTTTTTGCCATCCTTTCTGGTCGGCCCTCCCTGCTTCGCCATGTTCGTCCGGTGGATCTCCTCCCAGATCGGTTGGAGGTCGATGCCCCACTCGCAGGCTGCGCCACAAGCAACCACGATGATATCTATGATGCCATCCACAGCCTCCACGATGTCTGGCTCCCCTGAGCCTCCCATCATCTCCGGCGCGATCTTCCAGGCCTGCCCGGTCATTGCTTCCAAACACTCGCACGCCTCCTCGGCCAGCAACTCCGCCCGAAGCTCCGGTCGTCTGATTTTCACATCCTGATCATCGTCGATTGCGGTCGGGATTTCCAGGGCTTTATGGAAATCATTCACATCATCCTGCCAATTACGTAGCCTTGCCATTATCTACTCACTTTCCTTTTGATAGATTTCTTTCGCGGCGGGAACCAACGCATCGCCAGGCTGTTCTGATAGACCTCGCCATGCGCATCGACATCTAGGTCGATAAGATCAAAGTTAAGCCGGACCTCATCGGGCACCTTCGCGTCCTTCATCCGGTCGCACGCAAAGTTCACCGATGCGCCGCTCGCGTTCTCCCGCACGTTGCTCGTTTTGAACATGGCGAACGTCGCGTTGCGCAGCGCAGGGCTTCCCCTGTCCCGCCCGGTCGTGATGCCCTCATGATGGATCACCAGGACGGCTGCGTTGAAGCTCCGCCTCAGCGTCTCGCAACCCTCCACGAACTGCCCCATCTCTTTGGCGCTGTTCTCATCACCCATGAAGTTCCTGGCGAGCGTGTCGATGATGATCAAGTCGATCTCGTTGCTCTCTCCCAGGTAGTGGTAGAGCGCATGCGCCCATTGGACTAACTGCTGGTCCTGGTCGATTAACACGTTGGCGTTGTAGTAGCTCCAAGTCGGTATGACTTCCGCCATCCAATTATGTTTCGCGCGCCACGCATCCACCCGGCTGCGCAGCCCGCTGGTACCCTCGGCGGCGATGTAGAGAACTTTCTTGCCGTCGCTCGCAAGCTGGAGGCTCCAGCCTAGCGCGATGTAGCTCTTGAGCGTTCCACCTTTGCCATAGATGCAGGTTAGCTCGTTGCCCGCAAGCCAACCGGGCAGAAGCCAGTTCACGGGCGGCTCGTTTTCCAGCGCGGTCATGCCGCCGAACTCGCCCGCCAGCCCCTCGCTTTTGAAGCGCTCCAACTTCGGCTTAGGCTTGGATTTGGGTTTCCGTTTGGCCATCAGTCGAACACCACCGGGATGCCATACAGCAACACCGGACTCGAACGCTTCACTTCGATTGGCAGGTCTTCGATCACCCGATCCCAATCGCAAGGGCTGATAAGTAGCTCGCGGCGCTCTACCTGCTTGCCGTCCTTCTCAGCCTCATATGACATGGTGACAATGGAGCCGGCAATCGCAAGCGAGGTAATGCGGACGCGATCAATCTCACGGTCATCGTTCTGCTCCGACTTTATCTCTTTGACTGCGGCGAGTAGGTCGTCCATCAACAGGTCTCCCCTGGCGGCAACAGCGCCGGACGCACGCCAGGTAGCTCGCGGTCGAGGGTGGCGAGGGCTTCCTCGAAAGCGACCTTTGCGCCCGACATCCGATACAGCCAGGCGCGATCCTCTTCGGTCTTGTCTCCAGCGGCTTCTAGATGCAGCTCCGCCCTCCGCAAAAGCCCATTGAGTGCGTCTGTCAACTCCTCCCGTACCTGCTGGCGTACCTGCTCTTCGATCTTGGGGAGGTCCTTTACAAGCACGGCCATCCCATCTGGATCGCCCACAAAGCAGTGGTCTCCGGCGCGATACCGCTCCACCCCATCCGGCAAGCTCTGGCTAGGCATCGTTGTCTCCCTGTAGTGCGGCGAGATACTGATAGGCAGCGATAAAGCCCTGATCGTGTTCGTTCCAAGGGCGATGATCGCTAGCCCGCTTATCTGCCTCATCGCGCAAGGCGTTGAGCAGCCGCTCCCGCTCTTTCTGTATGGCCTGGTCGCACAGGAAGGCCGTTGCTCGCGCCGGATTCCAGGTCGTGATTCCGTCATCCAGGGTGATCGTGCCGTCCGGCTCCGCAGCGATTACGCCGCCGGGAGAGATGTCTGGTTCGCCGCCGTGCGCCAACCGCGCCCGCTCAGCCTCTATAGCCTCATTTAGACGTTTCGTAGCTTCGACCTTTGACACATGATCCTCCGCACACTTCTCCCACTCAGCCTCTACAGCCTTGGCGGCGATCTCAGCGCCCCGCTTCTCGGCCTGCTCGTAGTCGGAGTAGCGGACCCACCCACCTAAGTCGTCGCGCACCATTTCCTCACGGTGCCGTTCGGTGTTCGTACGGATATCGAACCGCTCTACCTCAGCCACGGTCGGCCTCCTGGTCCCCGCTCCCATCGCCCTGCTTCCGGTCATCATTCGTATCACGTTTCATAGTTCGTCTTCCTTTAGCGGCTTGACGTGGCCTTCCGAGTTGACATCGTAGTAGGCATACCCGTTGTCGTGCCGGTCCTTGAGACGCTGCTCGGGCGAGTTGTCGCGGACCGACACGGCGAAGCGGATCGTCCCGCCATTCGGGTCATAGCTTTTGTGGTCGATGATCAACTCGGTCCCCTCGCCGAACGATGAGATGGCGGCCATGGAGTACAGCTGATCCCGATTTGCCCTTATTAGTACGTTTTGTTTTGGCATAATTCCCCTGCTAACCGTTGCCTTCTAGATGTTTCTTTTCCCTGTCGTGCTCCTTGAACGCAGTCGCTACAACCTGTTCAACCTTGAGCCTCGCAGACGTCTCATCGGGTTGCCTGTCCTCCTCGTACCTCTGGTAGTTCTTGACTACCTCGCGGAAGGTTTGCTCAGCTGACGGTCGGTTGTAGATGTAGCCCAGGATTTCAAGCTTAGGAAATTTCATTGCTCACCCCTTCCTCAGCAACCTTGAGTTGCTCTCG